ATCAAATGGAAGAATAATGTGGGATGCTTGGGGTGGAGATGCTGGTTTCTCATGGAGTCGCAGCATCGTTGAACGTGAAAAAAACAAGACAGAAAAGGTTTGGCAAGGAAGTCCATTTAGTTTTAAGGGGGAATAAATATGGAAGATTTAACGATTGATGAATTAAGACAACTGCTAACATTTTATAAGCAAAGAGCGTCAGATGTAGAGTTTACATTTTTGCAGACACAGATAAAACTAAATAAGTTTATCTCTTCTCAATTAGTTTCAGATCAAAATGCTCTAAAAAAAGAAACATCAGAAAAAACAACTAAATAATTAGGAGAAAAAATGCAGGCTATTTTAATTATCGGCTTGACATTGATCTCTTTTTCATCTATAATTATAGTAATGAACAAAAAAAGAAAAAAGTCTTTTAGTAAAGTGCTATATCGTCAAAGCGATATGCATAATATATTAAAAGATTTTTTCTTTAAAGACATTTTTGATGAAAAAGTTGTTACATCTCAGTCCAAAATTTGGAAAGATAAACAAACAACTAAGGTAGTCATAATAGATCAAAAGGCATATTGGGTATCAAATAACATGTTCTATGTTGGAGATACAGTAGATGGAAAGGTCAGACCAGAAACTGGAAGACCTTTAGATACAACTAAAATGTCAAAGAGAGAAATAGATAAGATGTTATTCATCCTGGATAACTTAAAGAATGGGAAACTAAATGATAGTGGCAGTACAGGGAACTAATGAGTTTGATGACTATAACCTATTCCTTCGTGCTATAAGTGTTGCTTTATCTGGAATGAAGGAAGAAGAAAAAGATTTTATAATTTATTCTGTTGGTCCAACAAAGATTAATTCTTTTGTTTCAGAGTTTTCAAACCTTTCAGAAAGAGGAATGAAAGCAAGGGGTCGTAAGATAAAGTTTTATAAAGTTCCAGAAAGTTGGGTACATGACAACATGGATCAAGTAAACTATTTTGCATTTCTTAGCAAACCTAAAGAGCCAGTATCAAAATTAACTACTTTTGCAGAATCAAAAAATGTAGAAGTGGGAATCTTCCGTTACTAAAAGAAAGAATACAATGATAATTAATTCGTTAGCACACATGGAAAAGATTGTTTCAAAGAATAAAGAACTTGAGTGGGTTGGTTGGGACGTTGTAGAGCGTAAGAGATCAGACCTTGCAAGAACATCTCCAAGCGGAGTGCGTGTAAAAAATGCATGGTACCTACAAAAAACCTTTAACCTTGATCGTAATGGTTGGGATATTCCAAACAAATACGGTCAGTAAATGAAACAACATTTATGGAAAGATGAAGCCGTATGCTTGGGTCTTGATACTAATATCTTTTTTGATAAGTATGAAGACAATGTAGATGTACGCCCAATTGTAGATTCAATGTGTCAAAGATGTCCAGTATCAAAGGTTTGCTTTGCTAATGGTGTTTCTGGTAAAGAGTATGGTGTATGGGGTGGTGTATTCCTTGAACTTGGAAATATATCTAGAGAGTTTAATAAACATAAAACTAAGCAAGACTGGGCTAACACCTGGCAAGCATTGACAATGGAGAAATAATGCAATATTGGTCATGGCTTCTTGCCGTCATAGGAGTAACAGGAATCTTTTTTGTTGGTCGCAAGACCATCTGGGGATGGTTTGTTTTGTTATTCAATGAATGTTTGTGGATAGCATATGCCTTAATCACAGACCAATATGGTTTTATATTTAGTGCCTTGGCTTATGCTGCTGTTTATATTAAATCATACCTTCATTGGAAACGAGAAGAGTAATGTATACAGATCAAATGCGTAGGGCCTTTCACTCTATCATTCCTCCAAAAGGCTTTAACGTAGAGTTGATTGATAACGAGCACTTTTTTACAATTAAACTAAACGAATACGTTTTTGCAAAGATGGTTCATGATGATAAAATACAGGCATTACAATATGTGGTAAAATTAAAAAATGCACTAGAGGCTGAAGGTGCCATTGTTTTAGTTACGAGAGAGGCATTAGACAAGTGAACAAAGTTGAGAGTATTGTAGTTCTTGGTGGAGGATCCGCTGGATGGATGTCTGCATCAACTCTTATAAGGGCATTCCCAAATAAAAAAATAACACTTGTTGAAAGTTCATCAATACCAACAGTAGGAGTTGGTGAAAGCACTATTGCTGAGTTTGTAGAATGGCTATCTTATTTAGGAATATCGCACCGTGATTTTTTAAAAGATGTCAATGGATCATTAAAAGTTGGACTAGGTTTTACAAACTTTGTTAAAAATGATAACTCTACAGTTTTTTATACATTTGGTTTGCCAAACCTAGAAGAAACAGATAGTGGCTTAATGGATTGGCAAGTTCTTAAGGCAATAAATCCAGAAATACCTGATGACAATTTTGTTAAATATTATTATCCACAATCAGAATCATTATATACTAACAGAGTATTTATGCAAGATAATATAGATATGTATCCTTTTAAGCCATCTCGTGATATAGCCTATCAGATTGATGCATCTCTTTTTGGTTCTTGGCTTGCAGACAATTATGCAATACCACGTGGCGTTAGCAGAGTGATTGGAACTGTTGTAGATATTTCTGGTAATGAAAACGGTATAGAGTATCTAAAATTGGAAGATGGCAGAGAAATTTATGCAGACTTGTTTGTAGATTGTTCTGGTTTTAAAAGTATACTACTTGGTGGATTTATGAAAGAAGAATTTATATCAACGAGAGAGTTATTACCAAATAATGCTGCATATGCAGCACCAATTGAGTATACTGACAAGAACAAAGAAATGCAAACTTTTACAAATGCAACCGCATTAGGAAATGGATGGGTATGGAATACACCATTATGGTCAAGAATTGGATCTGGCTATGTTTTTAATACTGATTTTATAGATGAAGATTCTGCACTTGATGAATTTAAAAAACATTTAGACTCAAAAAACATGGTTTGCTATAATCCAAACAGGTCTAAAAATATGGAATTTAGAAAAATTCAAATTAAAAATGGTCATTATAAAAGGTTTTGGGTAAAAAATGTTGTTGCTCTTGGTCTTGCTGCTGGATTTTTAGAGCCACTTGAAAGCACTGGACTGGCACAAGTTCATATGTTTGCTATGTTTCTTGTTGATTCATTACAAAGAGATGGAATTATAACTCAATTTGATATAGATAGATATAACATAAGATCTTTTAGAAATTTTGAAAATCAATATCTTTTTGTTGCGCTACATTATTTTATGTCACAAAGAAATGATACTGAATATTGGAAATCAATAACATCAAAAGAGTCTTCAGACAAACTTTTAGAATACTTGTATAATCTTTATGGTAAACATATTTCTTCTGTTCCCATGGGGTGGGGTTTTAGAAATTATTTCTTAACAGATCTAGAAATCATATCTCATCAAAAAGGAATAAATATTAAAAAACAAATGAAAATACTTTCAGATGCTAGATCTATTAAAATAAATGAATGGGCAAAAATTATTAAAAAGTCTCCCACACATTATGAATTTTTAAGAGATACCGTTTATATTTAATGAGAATATTTATATCTATTGCATCTTATCGTGATCCAGAACTTCAGTGGACAATTAAAAGTGCTATTGAAAATGCTAACAATCCAGACAACCTATATTTTGGGGTTGTTCATCAAGGGGTTGACTCAGAACTATTTGACATTAACACAATTAAAAACATGTCCTTAATCAAGATGCATCCAAAAGAGGCAAAAGGTGCAGGATTTGCAAGAGCAAAAGCAATGGAACTATACTCTGGGCAAGAGTATTTTCTTCAAATTGATTCACATACAAGGTTTGTTCCTGGTTGGGATGCAATATGTATTGATCAGTTAAATAGGGCTAAGAATATATCTAGTCATAGTCGTGTATTATTGTCATACTTTCCAGCCCCATACGAGCCAGAAAGAAATGGCGGTATGTTTTTAGTTAAAAATAATCCAAAAATAAAGTCATATCCAACTAGACAAAGGATATTATTAAATAAAAGAAAGCAATGGACAGCAGAAAGATTTGAGTTTGATAGTAAACTAAAAGAAAACCCAGAACTTTCTGAGACAGTCCTTGGTGGCTTTATGTTTTCAGATGGTTCAATAGTTAATGAAGTGCCCTATGATTCAGAAATTAGTTTCTTTGGTGAAGAGGTTTGCTTTGCTATGAGGTCATGGACAAGGGGATGGGACATATACTCTCCTTCAAAAAATATTGTATACCACTTTTATTCTCGTGGAGGATATAGTAAGATATGGAAAGATAGAAATCTACGTGGAATATCTTGGAAAGAAATAGAAGAAATATCATATAACAAACAAAAAAGAATTCTTTGTGGTGAAGAAGAAGGTGTGTTTGGTGCTGGAAACGTTAGAACCCTTGCTGAGTATGAGATCTTTACTAATACTAACTTTAAAGATTTTTATAGTTTGACAAAGCCGTAGTGTTAGGATATAATTAAAACATGTGGAGTGGTGATATGAAAGATATTTTTATTGTTGTTTTTGCAACATTGTCAGTTTGCTTTGCAGCATCATACCTATTAGTTTTAAGACAGTCCATTAAACTTAAAAGAGATGTTTCAAAACTTTTTATTGAAAAGACTTTGCTTCAAGAGTATGTTGATATAACTAAGTCTACAAAGATAAAAGAAGATTCAGATGATTCAATACATAAAGAAAACTTTATTAAGTTTCTTTCTGATTCTAGACTATGGGCATTTGAATATATTGAAAGTGTTCAAAAAGGATTAACTAAGTTTGTTAGTGATGTTGATGCAGATATATCTCACTTTGATGAATATGGAGAGGCGCTTTCTATGTCAAGACCAGACTATCCATCTATGAAAAATATATCAAAAGCATATAAAGAATTAAAAACACTATTGCCAGAGGATGAAATAAAACAATGAGAGATATATTGTTGTCAACACTAACAGGTTTTGGATGTGGCGTAGTATTTGCTGCATTCAAATTGCCAGTCCCAGCACCACCAGTTTTTGCGGGAGTCGCAGGAATTGTAGGGCTATGGGCTGGATATGCTATACTAATAAAGGTTCTATCCTAGGAGGAAAAATGAACACAGAACAACTAAAGGCACTACTTGCATCATATGGACGTTCAGTCCTTGCATCAGGCCTTGCACTATACATGGCAGGCGTAACAGATCCAAAGGATCTATGGACTGCACTTGTAGCAGCACTTGCACCAGTTGCAATTAGAGCAATCAATCCTAACGACAAGGCTTTTGGTATCTTGCCAGATGCTAAGGCTGTAGAGATGGCTCTGAAGGCTGCTAAGGCACCTGTAAAGAAGGCTGCTAAGAAGGCTGTTGCTAAGAAGGCAGCACCAAAGAAGTAATATTTACTTACAGAATTGCCAGTCTAGAGATAGGCTGGCTTTTTTGTTTTACGAGTTAATTAAGTTTATATATTTATCTCTTAATGACTCTGTTGAAAAATTAAGAAAACCAAGATCAAATGCCTCTTGTTTAATTAAATTATCTTTCTTTTCCATATACTCATCAAGTGTTTTTGCAAGGGCTTTTGCATCAATATTATACACATCAATAACAGCCTTAGCCTTAAACTCATCAATCTTACTTGCCTCTACCGTCCATTTATCAGGAAGGATGGCATTGTTTGGAGAAATGCGGGGCATAAAAACAGGTAGCCCACTAAGAAGAGCCTCATTCATAGGTAAACATAGTCCAGCATACCTTCTAGGTAATACCATTGCATCATAGCCAGAGTATAGATCTTCTGGCTCCATTGTTGTATTGGTTTGAATGGTTAGTCTTTCATTAGTATTTCTAATACCTAAGTCAGTTTGAGTTTTAATTACAACTTCGTAATCTCCCTCAGAATACTTAAGCATCTCTATGACAGAGTTAGTGCCATTTCTATCTTTAACTGCAGCCTTACCACCAATATGTATTATACGATTATGACTCTTTGACATATTGTTTTCTTTTGCATTCTTAAAGTTTTCATGGTTTGTTGGTGGGGGTAGATAAACAACCCTACATTTATCACCAAAACGTTCAACTATCTTATCCATATTCCATAGGCTTGGGGCAACAAGAACGTCTGGAAGTGACCACTCTGTATGCACAAGGTTTCCAAAGAACTCATAGTTATATTGAAGTATTGTTTTAATACCACGGTGTCTTGCTAAATCAATAAATCTTGGACTATAAAATGTCTCACAACTAATAACTACGTCAACATCTGTGATAAAATTTGCTATCTCAGCAGTTGTTGGAAAACCTTTTAGTGTAGCAGTATAGTTATATCCGTCATACCACTCAGGATGTTGTTTATTTTCATTAAAAAATTTTGAATTAATAAGCATAATTTTATCAGGGTTTAGCATGTTAACTAATTCCCTGGTTTGATTGCCAAGGCCAGTATCATCACATCTTGCAATCATTCCAACTCTCATTCAGAATACCCCCAAGTAAGGTCATCACTAGTATACTTTCTTGTACCCTGACGACCATCTAGATGATAAGATCTCTTTATGTTTCCTTCTGGATGGTATATCCATAACTTATGCTTATTCCATCCATCCTCAGAGAATACACCGTATGGAGAAATATCATCTTGAACTCTTCCGTGTGTAGTATCTTCAATAAAAGCAAAATCTTCTACTTCTGGAAGAATAACTTTTCTATAGTATTCAACAGTAGATAGGTGTGGCCTTTGACTCCATTGAGATGTTTTCATAAATCCATCCTCTAATCCAAACATCAAATGATTATGAGGTTCAGGTATTGATGACTCAAAATGAAATCTAATTGTATTTGCTTTTCCATACTCAATCATATCTAAACATTTGTCCCAATCAATCTCAACATCGGGTGTAAGTGGAGCATCTCCTTCAACATAAAGAAGGCAAGGTGTATTTATAAGATTGATAGTCTGCTTTAGCATTGTGCTTTGATGGCTATGCTTATTAAATATAATTGGCAAAACATTTTTATATTGGTGAAGACACTTCCATAAAATTCTATTTTTGTATTCATCATAATCTTGTTTGCGATGCAACTGTTCTGATCTTAATCCATCAATTTGCATTATAATTTCATTATTAGGAAAGTGATGCCTAATAGATTTAATAGTTTCATCTATCATGTCTGTACTTGGGTGCCCTGGAATTATTGATGTTGCAAGAATAATAGTTACATCTCTTTTATGCATTTATCTGCCTCATAATCTTAATTCCTAGATCTCTTTTTTGTTTGATCCACCAACATACTACTTGGTGCATATTATTTGGATACTGATCTAATAGTTTTGGAACTAATTTATTAAGTTCATTCCAATTTGATACATAGTTAAATGGAACATTAACTCCAAACATGTTTTTATAAAAATCTGTCTGTATTCCTTTTGGATTTATTGTATCTGCTACTGGCAACGTTAATAACTCTATTGACTCAAAAAATCTAAATGTATCTATTACTGCTGCACCAGATGGACATGGTGCAATTTTTGCACTTGCAAGTTTGGCATAGTAGTCTTTTGGTTTATCTCCTTGTGAAAAACCTTTTGTTGGTCCATACAAAGAATTCTTTAGGTTTGGCATAACATGAGATAACTCTACCCTTCTTTGGTGAGTAATCTGTCCACCAAAATAAACATCGTATTCTTTTTCTTTGTATTCTGGAGAATTATCACTTAAGTGCTGTGGAACTCCAATTGGCATCTTGTTATATTGATCATGCTTTTCATGAGGGTATTGAATCCATATCTCAATATTATTATGCCTAATTTTACTTACATCAAACCTAGCATTCTCATCTCCATTAATAAATAAAACAACTCTAGAGATTTTACTTAACTCCTTAGATAGTCTATCTTCATTGCCAGCAGTTTGAGGTCCAGGAATTACAACAAAGGCTTTCTCACTTTCTGGAATCTTTGTAACTTTTATTTGATTAACTTCGTACTTATCAAATATTTCTTTTATTAATCCATAGTCCCACTTGTCGCTTGCATAATCTTTTCCATCATGAGAATATAAGTATGCGTTATATTGATTCATAGTATAAGTGAACCTCATGCTGATAGTCTAAAATTATTTCAGTATAACCTAATCCTTTAATCCATTGTCTAAGATTATATAAAGATTCATCCCACTGCTGTAGCATGAACTCAGGGTGTCCAGATAGCCAAATCTTTGGTTTGTGCTCTCTAAGCACCCTCTCAGCCCCTCCTAGGACCCTCCATTCACTACCCTCTACGTCCAAGGAGATGGCGGTAGGTGGCTTAATACCATGATCATATACACAAGAATCTATAGTAATCTGACCATAGGTTTCTCCTTCAAGGTATAGTTCTTTGAATCCATGGGCTGCTTCAATTACATCGTTAACTTCTGGTGGCCATTCATTATAATATATTCTTGAAAGACTGTTTATCTTATCAGATGCAAATCCAGGAATACAAACCATTGGAAGATCTAAATTGTTTGCACTCCAAAGCAATGG